TAGAGAAGATATAGAGAAAGAGATAGAGATAGAGACAGAAGATACCCAGCAAGCTGGGGCAGAGCAGTCTCTCTCTCAAAAGCGTGACAGCGTTCCATATGAGAAAATCAGGCAGCTATTCAATGAGATCTGCGTGAGCTATTCATCAGTAATCAATATCGAGGGCCAAAGGCGCAAAGCCGTGGCAGCTCGCTGGAAAACATACAAGGATCTCGAAACCTTCAGGACATTATTCCAAAAGACCGAAGCCAGCAGCTTCTTAAAAGGTCAGAACGACCGGAACTGGTGCGCATCCTTCGACTGGATAATGAAAGCCACTAATTTTACCAAAGTGCTGGAAGGTAAATATGACGACAAAGGAGGAAAGCGGTATGAAATCAACAGAACAGAAGCGCCAACACTCTCAGGCTTCCACATGGCCGACGACGAATAAAGTCGAGCAGCAGTTCAACGAGCTGGCCAAGCGAGCGATCGAAGCCATCGAGACGGCGACAGCTGAAGGCCGGCGCACATACATCAAGATCAACGAGTTGGAGCCTCTGGCTGGTGAAACATCGAGCAGCCTCAAGGAGCTGGCCGAGAAGGTCAGAAAGGCGTCCATCAAGCTCGAGGATCAGGTGGCCCGCGGCCAAGTCTCCGAGCAGCTGGCAGCACACAGGGCCCGGATCATCCGGATTATGGCCGAGTATATCGACGCCCGGTGCGAAGTTTACAGGCTCCAGACAGGAAGGCGGCCGGCCGGCGAGTTCTACACCCTGAACCCGGAGCACTTCTTTCCGATAGTCGACGGGATCCAGCCGGCGAATGTCATGCCCTTCCCGGAGCTCGGCGAGCTGCAAAGCGGCCGGGAATATGGACGTCTCAGAGTGATCGCTCAGCTGGGGACAGTGAACGGGAACGCCGTCTGGCTCTGCAAGTGCAGGTGCGGATCCGTCGGGCTGGCTCTCGCTCAGGACATTAAGGCCGGCAAGACACAGAGCTGCGGCTGCTACCATACGGAGCGGAACAGCGAGGCCCACAGGATCCACGGAGGAAGCGGCTCAAAGTTATACAAAGCATGGGGATCCAGGAAAGAACGCTGCGACAACCCGGATCACCCGAATTATGGCCACTATGGCGGCCGGGGGATCCGATACTGCGAGGAGTGGAAGGACTTCCAGAACTTCGAGAGCTGGGCTCTCTCCCATGGATATGCCGAGGGCCTCACGCTCGACCGGAAGGACAACGACGGAGACTACACTCCGGAGAACTGCCGGTGGGCCACCATGAAGCAGCAGAACAACAACCGCCGGACAAATATCCGGGTAACACTGGACGGCGAGACCATGACACTCAAGCAGGCCGCCGAGAGATCCGGCATCCCATACTCAACACTCAAGCAAAGGTACCACAGGAACGGAGAAAACGGCCTATTCAGGCCGGTGACATATAAAAAAGGCCGCCATCAGGGTGGCAGAGAGGAGGAAGCACCATGTCAAAGCCGTACATAGTATGCCCCTATTGCAAGAGCAACCTTGACTATGGCGAGAGCTGCGACTGCCAGAAGGTGAAAATCGAACCGGATCGCATACCCGACGCGGTAACGGACAGACTGGCCCGGCCTCTGATCCAGACCGTGGCCAAAGCCTTCGAGGATCCGGCCGTCCGGGCCGAGTACAGGCAGTGGAAAGCACAGAGGCAAAATGGCACAAACGCCAGATCGTAAGTAACCGCAGGCGGGCCGTAATGACAGGCCCAAGACTCTCCACCGGCAGGGAAAGGAGGGCACATGAAAAACAAGGAACCAATGACAAAGGAACGCCTCCGGAGTTACACGAACCTGATCAGGGAGATAGACAACCAGATCGAGCGGCTGGAGCTCATGGAGGAAAAACTGACCGCACCAGCATCCCCGAGGCTGGACGGTATGCCAAGAGCCGGGGCCAGCACCTTCGACCGCATGGCGCTGGAAATAGCAAAGAAAGAGGAGCTCGAGCGAGGGATCAAGCGGCTGATCCAAAAGGAGAGGGACGAGGCCGCCGATATTCAGGAAGCTGTAAACCTCCTGAGAAATCCAGACGAGCGGCAGGTGATCCTTATGAGATACATAGACGGGCTCGAGTGGCCAGAGATATGCGAGGCACTATTCGGACAAGAGAAAGACTTCGAGGAGCGGGCCGACGTCCTCATGAGGAAAACCTTCAGGATCCACGGCAGGGCCCTCGCAAACCTCGAGAAGGCCACAACACCACCAGAGGAGCAAAGGAGCGAGGAGGAGCGAGACCTCCTGAAAAAATAAACCACCACCATCAAAAAAACGAAAGGAATGATCAGACAATGACACAGGCAAAGGAAACCATCAACCTCATAGAGCTCAGGAAGAACCCTGCAGCTCTGAGCACGGACACAGTCCAGAAGGCTCTCGAACCTTATAAGGCAGCGCTCCAAGCGTTCAAGGATGCGTGCGCAAAGTTCGAGAAGGACGCAAGGGAAAAGGATACCGGCGCAGGCAGCCGGCGCAAGGAAATGAGGGACAGGCTCGCTCAGATAGAGCAGGAAGTCGAAGAACTCACCTCCAAACTTCCAGAGGCTTCACTCGTGGGGGGCGAGAAACTCGAAGCTCTGGAGGACAGGATCGACGACCTCAACGCAGAGGGCTCAAAGTTAAAGCGAAGGCTCTCCCAGCTGGAGCAGATAGAGAACCCCGGCAGCGAGGAACTCTATCAGGAGGTATTGACCGCATACAGGAACCTCCGGGAGACAGAGGTGGCCACAGGCATCACACTGACCGAGATCTCTCAGATCGCTGACGAGTGGCGCAAATACTTCAAGAGGATCTCTGACGATGCAGCCAAGGCCCAACAGTATGGCCCGGGCCTCCATACTCACACCGGATCCAAGTCATACAACGCGGCCCTGATCAAGATAGTTGAGCAGCACACCGGCCCGATCGACGTCAAGGGACACACCTGCGGATCTGATGAAATAGCAAAGGCGAGGTTCGTCGCAGGACTGGGAACCGGTAATTTCAGAGGGCTGGAAAATACTCCGGCATACAGGAACCTGATGGGAGCAGCTCCAGCAGTACGAAGAACACAGATGAATGAAACACTGTAATAGTGCCAACAGAGGTAAAAGGAGGGAAACGCAATGCTTAACGGCAGAGAAGTAAAAAACGATCTTCAGGTCAGACGGTTCGCAGCCGTCGGCCTGATTAAGAAGCAGCAGGCCGGGGGCCTCACTGGAGAGGAAGCGGCCATGCTCAGGGAGTACATGGCAGATCCTTATATCAGGGGCTTCGCTACCGAGGCCATAAAGCACGAGATCGCGGCAGATGCCCGGGCTATCGCTGAAGCATACAAAGCAGCAAAGGCAGCCACAGCACACGGCAGCACAGAGGGGCCCGCAGATCCTTCGCTTGAGGACGAGGTGGCCCTGATCGTCAACACATACAAGGCCATAAAAGGAGCGGCCGGATCCGTGCAGCCAAAAAGTGAAAATTTGACAAACGAGGAGCAGGAGGCGCGACGCATTGTCGAATTATATAAGGGGACGGCTCCGAAGGACATCACTCCGGAGGCCCAGCACATCGTTGACGCATACACCGGACACCTTCCCAAAGAGTCGACGCCTGAGATCGACGAGCTCCTGAAGATCCACAACAGCCAGAAGGCCAAGGCATAAGAAGCCAAGGCCCGGCAGAAAGGAGGCGAACCATGAAAAGCGGAGTAGAGGTAACATTCGGACTAAAAAGCGGCTCCAAATTGTCGCTGATGATCGAAAATAAGGCTCTGGAGAAGTTCAAGGAGCTGGACAAAAAGATCTCCGGAAAAATCGAGAGCCTGAACCCCAAGAACCAGCTCGAGAACGTAACGGGCAAGGTCAGGGACGAGATAAACAAGCTCTCCCCGGACTACCAGCTGAAGAAATGTATCAAGGCGGCCGAGTCAACCTCCATAGCCAAAGGCATCAAGAGGTATAAAAAACTCGTGAATGAGCTCAACAAGATCAACGAGGTCAGCGTAAAGGCCGTGAAGCGAACCGTGAGCGACGTGAACTCGAGAGCTGCCACTCAGGTCAAGAAGGCCGTCATGGAAGTGTACGGAGTCAAATCCTCATACATGACCGAGGCCGGCAAAGAAGCGAGGAGCAGAGCAACGGTACAGGAAGGGAAAATTCTGTTCCCGTACCAAGGACGCCCACTATCCCCGGTCGCGTTCCAAATGAGGCCCACCAGCAGAGAACAGTCTCAGGGAAAGCTCATAACGGCCGCCATCATGAAAGGCGAGCGCAAGGTGCTCGGCTCCAATGTATTCCTCGGAGACAATGGCAAGGGCACGGACATCCCGTTCCAGCGTGCAGGTGAAAAGCGGCTGCCGATTAACTCGGTCAAGACGGTCAGCATCCCGCAGATGATCACCAACGAGGACGTCGCTCCGAACATCCAAGAGAGACTCAACACACTGATCGCGGAGAGGCTGGAGCACAACCTGAAGCAAGCATCCAAATAAAGACACGAGCAAAGCCCGGGAAAGCACAGCAGCACACCCGGGCCCAGCTCATAAACATCGAAACCGGCCGCAGCTGGCCGGAGTACATACCAGAGTCAATAATGGCCCGCACGGGCTGAAAATAAAGGGAGGTCAACACCATGGCAAAAGCATTGATCCAGATTTATGAGCAGTATATGCAGAGTGAGGAGCACGAAGCAGCGGATCAGTCCATCTATGACGGAGCGAGAGAGGAAGCGGCCGCAGCACTGAAGGAGGCGCTCCCGGAAGGGACAGATCCTTGCGAGTATGAGGAGATTATAAGCGCGGCCATGATCGGCGCAAACAAGCAGGGCTTCCTTGAGGGCTTCAAGTACGCGAGCAAGATCTGGGCCGAGTGCATGAGCAACAAATAAGAGCCGGATCATGAACCCGGACGCATAGACCAAGAGGCTGGCAGCGGGGGCCACCATAGCCCCCACAAAGGCCCGGCAGAAGGAGGAGAGGAAGCA